TGGAGACGGCAAATGGCACAGGGTAGGCTTAAGCGAGACTCAGATTTATGATGACCCAATGAGCTTCGCACTTTTAGGCTTATACACTTATGAAGGGTGGAGCCCAACGTGCCAAAAAGTTTACAATTTCATACAGACAATCCGAGCTTCAGCACAATATCCAGCTTACAACCCAGCCATCTGCTGGTCTGGTTACATTGACGTGGTTACACGTTTTCCAGCATGCGCCTATTATGATGCGATTACAAGCGGAATCCTGTGGAAGATTAGAGCAGTACATGATAAGCCAAGCCTTGCCTTAAGCATGCAAATCATTAACAAGTATCAAAAGGAGTTCTTAGTTTCTTGGGGTCCAGTCTTCACGGATTACAGTCCCATCACGGCTCAGAAAGCCATGGCTAATACGAGCTGGCTTGCACAACTATTCCTCAATTATGCGGACCCAGTGACAAACTTCACACGTATTTTAGACTTGGAAGGGGAAAACCTGCTTCTCTATCCAATTCGGGAAGCTGCTGAAACAGTCACCTACAGTGAAGCCCTAAGCATCAAAGCAACTGTGACGATGGGCACGGCAGGAGAAATCATTATCGAGCCAGGCTACATCTTGGAAGATCACATTACAGTTTACACTTTCCTTCCCATACGTGTCCACGATAAGATTAGGCGAGGTGGTGTTGATTATGAAGTTTTAACGGTGCAACGTTTCGATTTGAATGGAGACCCAGAATATTACAAGAGCATGTGTAGGAGGCTGATTGGACAGTGAGCGAAATAGAGGACCCTGTTACAACAACCATAAGACTTCTCAGCAAAAACATGCGAGTCGTAAAAGAAGATAATGCAATCGCTGACATTTACGTGAGCAAGGAATGGTATGACCGTGAACTGTTCAAGAATTATGATGGGCAAGTCACGGTTGGCTTGGCTGAAAGCAGAGACACGAAAATTGAGATGTCTGGAAGGATACGCAGACGCTTAGGCACTTTGCGAGTTAATGTGTGGGCTACGGATAGGCCAGCCACAACCGATCCTGGAAGGCTTATGCGTCAAAAGATGGTGGAAGAGGTTAACCGTGTTGTTAGGCAGAACCGCAACAAGCCAAACGTGACAGAGTATAATTTTGCTGGTTTAGGCTATCCCTCTGGAGATCCTCATAAGGCTTACCAAGCTGGAGCCTCAAGCGAGCTAATCCCTGGAGCTGCTGGCTGGACAGAGCTAACTAACACTGAATATCAAGGAATCTGGTATAGCGATGACACTCGCTATTCTAAAAGCGACAATGTTAATCTTGAATATGCATTGATGCTTTTCCGTTTCAAGGTTGAAAGCAGAGAGAGTGCTGTCAAGAAGATAATTTTAGCGTTTGAGGGCTACGGCACAGCTCCAGCGGGCAACGGTGTTACTATAAAGGTTTGGAATCACGTGGCTTCAGCATGGCAAAACGCTCAGGTTGGAACGGGTGGAGCAGACGAAACAATCAGCATCACGCTTACTGCGAGCATTACCGACTACATTGACGATAACGGCTATGTTTGGCTTCTTGCGAGAACCACAAACGCAAGCAATGGCACAACAGCAGCCATAATATATTGCGATTATGTGAGCTGCATAGTCACGGTTAACGGAATCACATACTTGGACATTTTCAGCTTTCGAGACGCTGACAGAGTAGATGTTAAACAATTCATTTTCCGCACAGAGTTTCAACTGAAAAGCTGGATGTTTGAGGATGTTGGAGGAGTATTCTAATGCAGAAAAGGTTGTTTGATAAGCTGTCTTTCGAGTTTGCTTGTAGAAAGTTGTGCGGTTTAAATCTTAAGCGTCCACACATGACTTGCCTCTACTGTGCTTCTCGGAAAGCGTATTATGGCAAAGGCTACCGTCATGTGCGATTCATTGAAACTTACATTTTAAATATTGACCGTGAGAGGCGTTTTGCGAAGACGAAGGATTTGCTTCTCAAAAAGTTGCTGACCATCTGCGAGATGTTGGCAACATGACAGTCATGAAACTATGACAAAAAAGAAGCGTGAAAGAAAATGGTTGACACATATGGAGCGCATGAAAGCCGTGCCTACTTTGTAGTGGAAAGCGTCTATGGTGTAACACCCACAAGTCCAGCGATGCTTGGCATAAACCTTGAAAGCATCGAACCTGCGCTGGACCCGAGCTTAATAAAAGTAAGAGGAACAGGCTCAAGAGATCTGCAAGCATTGAAGAAGGGTCTGAGAAGCCCAAAATTGAAGATTAACCATGTGGTGCCCAGCAGCGCGCCAATAGGCTTCATTCAGCACGTTCAAACATTGAACAGCTTAAGCCTTCAAATACTCTATTATAAAGGCTTGTTCGCAAGTGCAACTGACATCATAAGCTTGCTTTACATGGGATGCAAAATTAACAAGCTAAGTGTTGAGATGTCCTTAGAAGCCTTAATGAAGGCTTCAGTTGAGGTCATAGGGCAAGACATTGCAGTTGGCACAGCAAAAATTGCAGGAGCAACCTACGGGGACTATGCGGGCGGGGTTTCCTACAATGAGAGTTATGTGCAGAAAGGAGCTGGAGATGGCACAGGCTTGGTAGACGTAACTCGAGTAACAGACTGGAAATTCGACATTGAAAACAACCTTAAACCCGTACCAGTAATCCGCAGTACTTCAGGGTATCTGCTAAAGTATCTCCCAGTTCGCCATAGGAATCTAAGCGGTGAATTAACATTTGAGTTTGAAGATAAAGCGGAGTTTGACGATGTCATAAACGATACTGAGTTCAGCCTCAAATTTGGCTTGAGCGGAACGTACAGTGCCCTATTCAAATATTGCAAGTGGGAAGACGTGGCTACACCTACAAAGGTTGAGGATCTCGTGAGTTTGAAGGCGAAGTTTGTAGCGAGAGACGTGGTCATAAGCTGAGAGGATTAAAATGCGAACCGAAGTTTTACAGCTTAATGACCGTTTCGGCAAGGAATACGAAGGCAAATACGTTTTTCAAGAGATCAGCTGGGCTAAGCGTAACAGGATTCTGCAGAAGTACACACGTTATAACCCTCAAACAGGCTTGGTCATAACAACAGATTACGTAGCGATTCAGGCTGAAACAATAATGGCTTCGCTTAAAGAGCAGCCAGAAAACAAACCGATAACTCTTGAGAAACTGTTAGGCGAAGAAGAAGGCGTTCCAATAGGCTTAGGAGAATTATTCAGCAAAATCGCAAACAAGCTGAACACCGTCAACATTGAAGAGACATGTTTTTTATCCGAGCCATCAGAAGAGACAAGCCGCACCCAGCCCTCACGATTTATAGGCTCTGCAAAGAGTTCGGATGGACGGTAACAGAGCTTAACAAGCAGCCAGCTAAAACAATTCAGCAATTCCTCATAATTTTGGGCGAAGTGGATAGGCAAACGCAAGAGGAGATTGATAAAGCTAAACGTGAGGCAAAACTGCATTGAGTGTTCAATTTAACCTTACCGTTCAAGATGAAGATTTCAAAAGGAAAATGGAAAGGCTGCCTGATTCTGTGCGGAAATATGTGCAGCAAGGCTTGAACCAAACTGCTCAGACTGTTATGATGCGTGCGAGACAGCTTGCGCCGGTGAAAACTGGAAGGCTTATGCAAAGTATTTATGTTGAAATGGTAGCTGAATATACGTTTAAAATTACTTGTTATGTGCAATATGCTCTTTTCCAAGAGTTTGGAACACGGTATATTGCACCACGCTATTTTCTAACTCGTGCGCTTCAAGAAAGTCGCTCAGAGTTTTTGTCAATTATGGGTTTAAACTTGCAATATGCATTAACGGAGGCTTCCAATGCATGAGCAGTCTCGGTGAAATTTTTGTTACAATTAGAGCGGTTAACGAGGCTACGCCAGAGTTTGAAGCTGTAGGCAGTGACGCTGCCCGCATGGGAGAAAACATTAATTCAGTTAGTGCAGGAGCCGCTTCAGCCTTTAGTCAGGTTGGCGTTGCAGCGACAGATATGGCAGCTAATGTTCGAGGTTCGGCAAGTTCATTTGATGAGATGTCAACGCATGCAGTAGCAACCGAAGTAAGCTTGCGCACAGTTGCCATGGGCATTAGAACAACCGCTATGATGGGCACGGAGTTAACAACGCTTGCTGCAGATTTCGGTTTGGTTGACAGGGAGACAAGCAAATACTTACGCACGATTACGATGGTAATAATGCTTGTTTCAACCTGCGCTCGAATGTATAACTTTCTAACTGTTATGACGACTGGGCATAGTGCTGCTGTAGCTGTTGAAACTGCTACGGAAACAGGCGCTATTGCAGCCGAAACTTCTCATTCAGTCGTTCATGGCGTTTACGCAGCGGCTTGCAACATTGCAACGGCGGCTCAAAACGCCTTAAACATTAGCCATGCGACTTTCTTGGCTTTAACCGGTGTGGGAATAGGAATAGTTATTGCTGCAGCAGCAGCCATGGCTATTTTCGCAAGTCAGATGAACGCTGCAACCGCAAGCGTTAAGGAATATAATGCAGCTGCTGGTGAAACGCCGGAAAAAACACGGGGCATAAGCAGAGCGGGCGAGCAAGCCATGTATCGTAGAGGTGTTGAGTAAGAATGAGTGTTGAAATTCCTAAATGTGCAATTGCGTTTGGTGCTGTGGCTCCACCTCAAGGAGATGTAATCGATTTAAGGGTTCATCTTGGTTGCACGAAAGAGGTAAATAGCTTTGAGGTTTTGCTTCAAAATTGGGATAAGAAATACAGCCCGGGCGGAACCTACCCAATAACTGTGGGCATGGATGGACACATAGACATTGGAAGAGGCACGAATGTTCCGCAGATTATAACATGCCGTGTTGAAAGTATCAAATGCGAATCCACGCCTACAGAAAATTATCTTCATGTTTCTGGAAGGTGTTGGGGAGAAAGACTGTTTCGCAAAGTAGTTACTAAAATTTATGAGAATCAAAAGGGTGAAGCCATAGTAAAGGACCTCATGGATTCTTACGTGGGCTTAAGTCATGTTCGAGATTCAACAGAACTCGTAGAAAACACGGACACCACATTCACGCTACTTGAATATGATAATACACCTGTCTGGGACATTCTAAGGGCTATTGCTGCAGCAAGCGACAAGGCTGGAGTGATTGGCTACGATTTTCGTGTGGCACCTGATGCTAAATTCGAGTTTTTCCCACGCCTCAGCAAAACATCATCCATAAGCCTTACTGATAAAATCGAAGTTAGCGAATATCGCAAGGACATTCTTGGCGTGAGAAACAAAATCACAATTTACGGAGTAGCAGGAAAGACTGAACCTCCGGGTGGAGACGCTTGGACAGAGGAAAGTTTAGATGGTTGGACAGTGACTTCTCCCGCCCATATAGGCATTGTTGCTTATGGTATGGTAGGCACTCATTCCGTAGAGGCTTATTGTGACATAGCAACCGAAGGAAATATTGTTGATTTTAAACATACACATCCCGTATCCATAAAGAATCCTTCTAAACTTGTAATGTGGCTTTATAAAACACCATACGATGACGATGCTTCCCAAAGTTACATTAGAATCTTAGCTCCAGACGCTTCAAATTATTATCAAATAAACTGGGTCGATCTGGCTTTGGGGTATGTAACTTGGAAATTGGAAGAATTTGATTTATCAAAAGGAAATATTTACGATGTAAATAAAAATGCCAGCGGTAAACTCCATGCTGTTGGAAATCCTTCTTTTACGAACATCCAAGCTATCCAATTCCATAAGGTCACTACAGGAGCGGCTACAGGAACAAACGCCCTTAGAGTTGACGGACTATGTTATCTGGAAATAAGATTTAGCTCAACACAAGAGGATAGTGATAGCCAATCGCTTTATGGATTAAGAGAATTAACAGATACTGATGAGGAGCTCTACTCTGATAATGAATGCATGTTGCGGGCTAAGGCTGTTCTCGCTGAGCGGAAGGATCCAGCGGAGTACCTCACGGTGAGAAGTACAGTTATCGACTATGGAACTACGCCTCTCTTGCCAGGCGACAAAATCCACGTAACATTGCCTAATGAAAATGTTGATGCTGACTTCCGCATTTTAAATGTTGAATATTACGTGGATGCTAAAACGCAGACTCTTGAGATTACGTTGGAGCTTGGGCGTGAGGTTCCGCTTCTGGCTGACTACATTTATGCTCTCAAAAGCAAAACTGACCATGTCAGTAGATACAAGATTACGAGGATGATTTAATGAGTGTTGGCAAGGGTAAACTGAAGAGGCTGAGGGAGAAGCTGAAGCGGAAACAAGTGGAAGGTGTAACACGTTGAAGGAAAATTTGAAAAAACAACTTAAAACGTTACAATTAGGCGACCTTATCAGGGTTGACTGGAAGGACGCCTCAATCGGAAAAAGCCTAAGCGGAGGCTTACATGGGATAGATGTGCCGGTTGAGAGTTGGGGCATATTCATAGGCGTGCTGGGTGAAAAAAGCAAATATATTATTTTGGGCCAGAACAACTTTCGTTATGCCGATGGCTTATATGATATTGATTACACGGCTATACCAATCTCTTGGGCGATGAGCGTGACGGTTTTAAGCAAAAGTCACATCTCACCTGAGGAAGGAAGAGGCTTACTGAATAGTTTTCTGCAAGGCGGAAGACGCATCAGCCCAAGGCAGCGGCGAGTGCTGAATCATGAAAGACATGATTAAACAAGCCTTAACCCGAACAATAGCCCGCAAGGGTCCTCGAGGAAAAGAGCAGATAATAATTATTCCGCCGAACCCTAAGCTTGTTTTAGGCGTAAAATTCGCCGTAGCAATGACTGTTTGCTTGACGGCTCTGGAAATCGCCCACATGGCTTTACTGGGCAAATGGAACAGCGAAATATTCAGCGCCATAACAGGCTTGTCAGGCACAGTCATCGGCATATTCGTGGGGCAGAAAGCATGAAAAGTTTTGAGTTTAGAGCTTTCTTCGAGAAGATTCTGCAAAAACTTGACATTATTGATGCTAAGGTTACTACTATGCCCCAAGTGCAGGTTCAAGTTTCGAATAAATTCTTAGGAACTTTGAGTGCCCTTCAAAAGTTAAGTCGCCCAGCTACAGCCACAGAAATTGCAGAGATTACTGGACATGCTCGTGCCTTTGAAAGTAAAACCTTGAATGAATTATGGGGTAGAGGTATCCTGATAAAACAAAGGTCGGGGCGTAGACAGCTTTTCAGCTTGAAAAAGCGAGAGGGTGGACAGAAAGCCTAAATGGGTAAGGGAAGA